CCTTCATTTAGTGCAATTCCTTTTTTAAAGTAATTTGCATAATCAAATGTTGTCGTGTTATACGTTCTTGCTAGAGGATCAATAGTCAACACTTTATTTGCAAAGACACCCATCGTTGTTCCATACAACGAATCAAACGAGTCGAGAATATTGTATGACTTGATACCAACCAATGCTATACCAAGTTCTTTAGATGCACCCTTATCACCAACGTTTCTTGGAGTATACTTATATCTTGCATATGTATCTCGTCTGAATAGATTTTGAAGTGATACAAAATTAAATCCTTCAGCATTCTCAAAGAACACATAGTCTGCACCTTCACCCTTAGCAGGTAATGCATAGTTTGCCAGCCAATTTATTAGTTCAAATGGTTTTCTATATCCCAAAACAAAATCATATAAACCTTTTGTTTTACCAACAAGAACTTTTCGTTGTGACCCATCACTAATCTGCATTAGATCAGTCAATATATTATATACAATAGTTGATATCTCTACACCAGAATAAGATTTACTAATCTTCATTTGTTCCGATAGAAACAATTCTTCTGAACAAAAGTGTAGAGTGTAGTTCTCACTTAAATTGTTTTGATTTATTCTTTCACCAATACGAAAAACTCTAAAGTATTTGTCAATCTCATATGCAGATTGTTGACCTTTTTTGAATTTTAAATGGATGAATTCTGATCCATTCATACCTAATCTATCTACCATCGATATAGAATCGCTGATTAAAATCATACCAGTAATGGTGCCGCGAGTGATATCTTCAAAGTATGATAGTTCTACCATCATAGATTTAAGACTAACAGTTTGTTTTGTTGTGATTAAATCTATAGATGTGAGTGAGTATTCATCGGGAACTGTAATACCCGATGGCGCTTTGGCTGGTATTTCAGTCGATACGCCAGTATCAGTTATCGGCATTATGTTCTCATAAGAATTTTAAATTGTTCTTCCATGTCACCAGCAAATGCTTGATTCAATAACTTAATCTCTCTTCTACTCTCATTGATATCATTTTCATAGTCATATATGTATACGATGTTTTTAGTGATTGCAACATTAACGTAAGTGCCACCTGGAATATAGTATGTTGTAGTAGATTCCGCCAGTGCATAGTAATCATCAAAGTCGATTGAGTTTTTTGTTACTGTAACAAGATTCGATTCTAGATCAGTTGTAGTAGTAATCTTTTCATATCTATAAACTGTAGTTTGAACATATGCGTAAACTAATTTATTTAAATCTTCTTCAGATAAATTTAAAGATTCTATTGTAACAGGATAATTTGTTGAGTTATATAATCGAATGAATTCTGCTTGATACTTTGCGATCAAGTAATCAATAAATGTCTGATAGTTCATTGGCCAATCCCACAATGGATCCATCAACTGATTTGAATACATGATGATCCAATATTTATAGGGATCATCATAATACTTGTGTGCAACAGTCTCTGGAGTATCACCTTCTTGAATATTATACTTGTAAAATACAACTGAATTATTTTGTAGATCTTCTAGAATTTTTGCTCTTGCCATGAGATTAGTCATGACAATATAATTACCATTCTGGTCTTGATTTAAAACTTTAGGTAAAGTATCGAAGTATAACATTAGTAATTATCCCTAATTCTAGTCTTATCGACAATCTCAATCTCTTTAAACTGTAGTGTTAATTTAGTCTGAACTGGTTGGCCACCATCATATGTTACCCATCCAATCGGTGCGTAATCTACTGATATATTTTCCAAAACACACCGCGTAATCTTGTGTACGTTTTCATTTATTTTTCCATTGTAAAAGAATTGAATGTCAAACATATCAGGAACTTTAAAGAACATACCCTGTGTCCCGAAAACACCATTTCTATTAATCTCTGGCGCAGATGCATATTTAAATTCATATATAATATTCTTAATAGCCTGTGCTTCTTCAGCACTATATGGAGTCAAAGTGAAATCAAATTGATGTGTCCTAAATCCAACAGATTGGAACAAGACTTGCATTTGTGGATTAATTGCTTGTCCAATACCTCGGTTTAGTAATTGTGATACTGCTTGACCGTCTGCGACTAATCCTGCTTTTCCTAATAAAGTTCCTGCAATTTGACGAACATATGGATCATTACCGGCTGCATTTAAAATATTTGCTACAGATGGTGTACCACCTTTTGTTAGATTTTCAGCAGCATCGATTACCGATGATCCAGCTTGTGCTAAAAAATATGGTGTGCCTAACGCATCAGTTAAACTTTGTTCAACATAAACTGCATTATAACTCACCTGTACTGTATCAGGAACATAAAGATTAATATATGATCTTGGTCGACGTTTAACATCTGCTTGTGCAATAGTTTGAATTGCGGCAGATGCACCGCTTCCTAAATTTTTAGCAGCACCAAGTAGATCTCTAGCGAATGTGACAAAACCAGGAAGAACGGAATCAGCGGCAGTAGTTGCAGCATCTGCTGCAAGTTTTCTGCCATCACTTTTTAATTGATCGACGGTTTGACCTACAATTTGAGGTATTTTTTGTCCAATTTCGTTATTATAAGAGGGATCGGGTTCAAGAATTGTAAATGCAATGTAATGATTACGTGTTGAATCTGTACCCAAATTTCTTGGATATTGATAAGTTGCTCTCTGATAATTGTTCTTATAAAGTGAACCTAACGGTCCACTAATCCCACCAGTAAATGAGGAAACAATGCTTTTTAAGGTAAGATCCATATATTCCAAATAGAGATTGATATATATTATATTTATGTCATATAAAGGTAAGTTCACGCCTAGAAATCCACGCAAATATCGTGGAGATCCACACAATATAATCTACCGGTCGTCCTGGGAATGTCGAGTGATGTCTTGGTTAGATTCAAACGATAGTGTCTTGGAATGGGCATCCGAAGAGTTATTCGTACCGTATAAATCGCCAATTGATGGCAAGATGCATCGGTATTTTCCTGACTTTCTGGTGAAATTCAAACAGAAAGATGGCACCACTAAAGTGATGATGATTGAAGTGAAACCGGAAAGGCAAACAAAACCTCCAGTCAAGAAGTCTAGAGTCACTAAGCAATACATCAATGAAGTTGTCACATGGGGAACTAACGAAGCAAAGTGGAAAGCAGCATCCGAATACTGTTTAGATCGTGGATGGACATTTAAGGTACTAACAGAGTATGATCTTGGAATTAAATAACCAACATAAATATATCTATGAAAGCATCCACCCTCACAATACTAGCACAACAAAAGACTGCACTGGAATTAGATTTTCTATCCAGAAAGTCGGTTGCATGGTATAAAGATCAGATTCAAGGTATGAAAAGTCCAACTAGACTTGCAAGAGAGATTGCAGTCGAACGGGATCGCCAGGGTAAAAGATTTCTCATGGGTGGACTGTATCATTACTATTATGATCCAAAGACTAAAGAAGAGTTGCCATACTATGATATATTTCCACTTGTGATTCCGTTGCAGAAGTATCCAGATGGTTTCTTGGGTCTAAATCTTCATTATCTACCAATCACAATGCGAGCAACATTCATGGATAAACTCATGAACTTTGCAATTATGAACAAAGATGATGATCCGATGAGACTCAGAGTAACATATGATATTTTGAGTGCAACGAATCGATATAAAGAATTCAGACCTTGTATTAAAAGATATTTGACATCACATATTGTTTCTAAAATTATGACTGTGAAACCTCATGAGTGGGAGACAGCGTTATTTCTACCAACTCATCAGTTCAAGAAAGCACCTGTGTCAAGAGTACATAAAGATTCACGAGATCAAATTAGAAGGACAACGTAATGGCAGGTTCTATTGCAGAATTCAAGGCTAGTTTTAGAACTGAATTAGCCAGACCTAATAAGTTTGACGTATTCATTCCAATTCCAGTTGGATTAGCACCATATATTACTATATCCAAAGCACTCAACTATCGATGCGAGAGTACAGATTTGCCAGGTAGAGCACTCGCTACTACCACACAGAAGATCTATGGACCAGAAGAGAAGTTTCCATATCAGACCACATATAACGACATTAGTTTGACTTTTATCTGTACTGATAAAATGGAAGAGAAGAACTTCTTCGACGCATGGTTAGAGTACATTAATCCATCGGTTACATTTAACTTTAAGTTTAAACAAAAGTATGCTGTTAATCTAAGAATAAATCAGTATGATGTACGAAATAAAGTTTCATATTCGGTAGATTTGATTGAAGCATTCCCTATTGCTATCAATGAAATGCCACTTGATTGGTCTTCTGATGGATATCATAAAGTAACAGTTACATTCGCATTTACCAAGTGGAGAAACAATTCTGTTCAAGCACTTGCTATGCAGTTCCTTGAAACTGGACAGATACCACCGATTGATTCTGTTGTGAGAGGCGCTGCTGAGGGTGCAATAGGAATTTCATTACCATCTATAGCCACAGCTGCGGGATTTTAAAATAAAGGAGTGAATAATGGCATTGCCGAGAATTGATACGCCAACGTATAGTATTACATTACCATTAAGTAAAAAAGAAATTATCTTTCGACCATTTCTAGTAAAAGAACAGAAGAATCTTTTAATGGCAATGGAGTCAAATGACAAAGAATCAATCGAAAGGAACATTCGCCAAGTTCTAGAGAACTGCACACTTACCAAAGGAATTGATATTGATAAACTACCAGTTATCGATGTTGAATTCTATTTTCTAAATCTTCGTGCCAGATCTGTTGGTGAGATTGTAGAGAACAAATATCGATGTGACAATGTTGTTGAAGATAAACCATGTGGTAATATAATGGAGTCAGAGTTCAACATTCTTGATATCAAAGTTACAAATATCAAAGATGGTGATGATGTTATTCAAATCACAGATAAAGTATCGTTGAAATTAAAGTATCCAGAATACTCAATTGTATCTCGATTATCTAATCTTGAAAGTATTTCAGATATTGCATTTGAAATGATTGCTGACTCTGTTGATTATGTTTATGATGGTGAACAGATGTACTACGCCAGAGAAACACCAAGAGAAGAGTTAATCGAATTTATCGAATCACTTAACACACAACAATTCAAAAAGATTGAAGAGTTCTTTACTGATTTGCCTAAGTTGGAAAAGAAGATTGAAATGAAGTGTATGAAATGTGGATTTCAACACTCACTTGATGTACAAGGACTCGAAAGTTTTTTCGAATAATATTTGGTCATGAGAATCTTAGAAATTATTATAAAACTAATTTTTCTTTGATGCAACATCATAAGTATAGTCTTGCTGAACTAGAGAATATGATGCCGTGGGAACGAGACATTTATGTTGGTATGTTAATTCAGTATATTGAAGAGGAAAATCTAAAACTAAAACAAAAATTAAACGAACGAAGAATTAGATGAACTATCAAGAGGCGGCAAGAACAAGAAAGACAGGACTATCGGCATTAATTGTTAATAATTTAATGTCCGGTGGTTCTATTAAAGGTGCCATATCTGATAGGATGCAGGCGTCTATGATGGGTCTTAAAGAGAAGTTTGATCCGTTGAACATTGCATCTAAGTTAACTGGTGGATCAAAAATAGGTCCTGCATTACTTGGTAGAATGACTGGTCGAAGTAAAGAAGATATCAATTACTTTGCGAATAGAAAAAGAATTCATCGATTTGATAATGTGATGAATCAAGGGCATGGATCTGGTGATTCTAGAAAAGCAACAGAGATATTAGAGAATATCTATTCTTTTATGGTAAAGACTCGTGAGTCTCAGATTAAAGACAATCATTCTTCAATTAAGTTTGAGAATGAAAGGCAACAAGCAAATCAAAGACGCCACGATGAAGTGATGAATGTATTTAACGAGGCAACAAAAAGA